ACGAGCACTATCTGGCCTTCTTGACAGGGGCGATATTGCTGGTATTCCTGCTGTTGTTATCGAGGTAAAGAACCATCAACGCATGGAACTCTCAGCATGGCTGAAAGAACTAGATGTTGAGATGCACAATGACAAAGCAGATACTGGTGTAGTTATACATAAGAAGAAGGGTACTACTGATGTTGGCTTGTGGTACGCCACAATGCCAGTTGATGTGTGGTATAAACTATTAGAGGAAGCAGGTTACTAATGGAAGAAGAACTTACCGAAGATGAAGTGTGCAAGCAACTGCTTGAATTGGCTCAAACACCTGAGCAAATTAACTATATAACGTCAAGCAATACTACAATATTAATGCAAAAGATTGAAAGTCTTAAGCAATTAGTTGAAGACCAAGACCGTGATGTGGCTAAGATTAAAATGGTTCACTATGCAAAAGAACAAACATATATGAAAGTCATTATGAGTTTAGCATATCAAAAGTATTCAGACTATGACTGACAAGCATAGCATCTTGGCTGTGCTTGAGCATTACGGTGGGTCTGTCTATCGTGAACGTAATGGATGGCAGAAACTTAAGTGCCCATTCCATGACGACTCACATGCATCAGCCACAGTTAACATAGAAGAGAACGCATTCAATTGCTTTGGATGCGGTATCAAAGGTGATACTTACAAAATCATTATGGAGAAGGAAGGAATAGGATTTCGTGAAGCAATCAAAGTCGCAGAAGGAATCACTGGGCAGAGCAGTAGTACACTACGCAAAGCACATAGCAGGGGCGGAGGACTATCTGGCAAGACGGGGAATCACCTTAGCAGACGCGCATACAGCCCACCTGGGCTTGGTCGTAGAGCCTCTACCAGGTCATGAACAGTTCGTTAATAGGTTAGCGATACCGTACATCACACCTACTGGTGTGGTGGACATTAGATTCCGCAGCATGTATGGGGAAGAACCTAAGTACATGGGTATGTCCGGTACAGAGACAAGGCTATACAACGTAGCAGCAATCAGTCAGGCAACTGACTTCATAGCAGTATGTGAAGGAGAGATAGATGCAATCACGCTCACGCAAAAGTGTGGTATCCCGGCAATTGGGGTTCCTGGTGCTAACTCGTGGAAAAGACATTACTCGAAACTCTTACAAGACTTCGAGCGTATCTATGTATTTGCGGATGGCGACCAGCCAGGCTCGGATTTTGGTAAGAAATTGGCGAGAGAAGTTCAGGGCGTTATTGTAATCAATATGCCAGACGGTGAAGATGTTAATAGTATATTCAACAAACAAGGAACAGAGTTCTTTAGGGAGAAGGTAGCGGCATGAGTAAGATGAAGAGTGAGTGGGAAGATGAGTACTTCGGCGAGGGATACGTTTACATCGCAGGAGATTGGGGTCATACTGAACCTACTAAGGGACTTCGGGATAAAGATAGAGCACGTGAAGAGGCTAAGCAACGACACCCTTCTTCAAGTAACCGTAAGTCTCCCACCCAAGAGGTAGATGAGTTCTGTCTGCGCTTTGCATTGTATGACATTCAAGATGAGTTAGCAGACATCTTGCTTAGCAAGCATGAGGACTATGGACCAAAGAATATTAGTGATGCACCTGGCGGTGCACTCAATGGTATTCGTGTTCGTATGCATGACAAGGTAGCACGACTTAATAACTTAATAGATAGTGGTAAAGAACCGAAGCACGAATCAATCCGAGACACACTCGTGGACATCGCCAACTATGCAACCATTGCACTCATGGTCATAGATGACGTATGGGACACTGAGTAAACAGATAAGGAAACAACATGAAACGTATCGTAGTTCTATCAGACATGCAAATCCCGTATAACGATAAGCGTGCAACTCGTGCAGTTATGAACTTTGTTGCAGACTACGAACCAGATGAGTTGTTCTGTGTAGGTGATGAGGCTGATAGCCCAGAACCTTCACGTTGGAACAAGGGTTTGGCTGGAGAGTTTGAAGGAACTCTTCAGAAAGGTTTAGACGAAACAACCAAAGTAATGACAGGTTTCAAGGAAGCGTTAGGCGACAAGCCTTTCCATACAATGAGGAGTAATCATGGAGACAGAATCCAAAACTACGTCACACGATTTGCCCCTGCTCTTGCATCGTTACGTGACCTTGAGTATTCCAAACTACTTCGGTATCGTGAGAACGAAATTACATATCACGATAAATTTTATCAGTTCACCCCAGGATGGATTCTCGCTCATGGAGATGAGGGTCGTGCCAACAAACAACCTGGTGGGACTGCTCTTACCCTTGCTAAACAAATTGGGGCTTCAGTTGTCTGCGGTCACACGCACAAGCAGGGTATTCAACATGAACACACCGGCTTCGGTGGTCAGATTAGACACAAGTTATATGGGGTGGAAGTTGGGCATCTCATGGACCTATCGCAAGCGCACTATCTCGGACAGACTGGTGCTAACTGGCAACAAGGATTCACTATACTCTACAGTCGTAGAGGCAATGTGACTCCAGTAAACGTACCAATCAATGGTCGTTCCTTTGTTGTTGAGGGTAAAGTCTATGAGTTCTAATGATAGTTTTGTCCAAGAGTATGAAGGTATGGTTCGACAGGTTACATCCGAATATCATCGCAAGTATCCGATGGTGGAGAAACCAGATTTAGAACAAGAGTTATGGTTATGGTTTGTGCAGCATCCACGTAAGATGGAGGAGTGGACATCAACACATGAGTCTAAGGACTCAGACAAGTTGATTGCTCGCTCACTTCGCAATGCAGCACATGACTTCTGTGTCAAAGAGAAAGCACAGGTAGAAGGCTACTCTCCGGATGACATCTTCTACTACAAGAAGGAGTTCATCAAGATGATGATTCCTGCTGTGCTATCTGATGATTGGCAGAAGATTGAGAACAGCATGGCTAACATGGGTCGCACCATGAAAGCACCATCAGAGTCAGGTGACTTCATGGCTTATGCTGCGGATATCAAGAAGGCATTCGATGACCTTGAAGAGAAGGAACAGAACCTAGTGTTCTTGTTCTATGGTGAAGATGTTGATTCAAAGACACTTCATGAGATGGTTAACAATGAACGACCAACTGCTAGAGCAACAGCAATGGCAGCCAATCGTGCACTTAATAAGATGGTTCGTAAACTAGGTGGCTTCTCGCCACAGAAGGATGATGATTATGTGGAACAAAAAGTTGAAGAAGGAATTGATTCGGACACAGTGGATAGAGTCTCAGAACTTACTTGATAGGTTCTATGATGAGACCGAAGACCTATGGGAACGAGTCCATGCACTAGAAGCAAGATTGGAGAGGTTAGAAGATGATTTGCCAGGAGTGTCAGAGAGCGGGAGATGCATCAAGATTGTCATCTGAACCTACCCTAGCCCACATGTTCCGGAGGGAACTGTGGTACAAGGCTAAAACCCTACATGCTATGTGTACAGCAATAGGTTGTTACTGTCAGCACATGGTTAAAGCAATAGATTAAATACAAAAAGACCCCCCTTGGATTTCTCCTTGGGGGGTTTTCTTGTTTGTTTAGTTAGTTAGATTTAATCTGACGACCATCTAGTACGATAGGTGCACTACCATCATGGTCTATGAACAGACCCACTGGCATAGCACCACCAGAGATGAACGAATGGGCTAGGGTTACCCAGACAGTCTTGCCTGCCATACCTGGATGCACTGGATAAGAGAAGTGCCCAGTGTAATCTGCTTTAGCAGTTCCTGGATAACGACAGAAGCGGAAGCGAATTACGTTAGGTAGTCCACCACCTGGTAGTTCTACCTGTACGGTAGTCTCCCATGTGTTGCGCTTACTGCGTACTGAACCCTTCCAGGATGTCTTGCCGTTGATGCGAACAGCAACAGCCTTACCTGAAATAATAGATTGCTTGTCTTTGTTTGATTCTACTTTGTCAATCATTATGCCCACAATGTTTGTTGAGGATTAACTGGATTGCTTGTGCTCCAGCGAGCACCAGTGCGCTCACCAAAGTGAAGATGGGGAGCAGTGCTTTTACCTGTATTACCAGTAAGACCAATCAACTGTCCCTTTTTAATTTTTTCATTAGGCTGCACAAATATTTTTGATAGATGTGCATAGACTAAGTGGTTCTTTGTGCCTAGTGGGTATGTCCTGCGTTGCACAATATGCTTACCATAGTCAGCACCCCAGTTGTTGCCAGTAACTATACCTTTGCGTGCTGCATAAACTGGAGTACCGGTCTTGCAAGCAAAGTCCACACCGTCATGCCAACCACGTTTCCAGATTTTCCCAGTAACCCCATAGTGAGTTGAGATAGGTATATCTTTAACTGGGTACATTAATCTAATGTTCCTTCGTTGCCGTAGCGTGAGTCACTTGGGTTTAACCAGTTGATTACTACAGGCAGTGCAGATGCTAGACCAATAGCAACTGCTGGGTGTACACTTAAACTATCAATGTTAACTACAAACCAACCCAGTGCACCTGCTGCAAATATCTTTGCAAAGGATGCTAGTGGACTTGTAGCCAACCAACTTAAAAAGTTTTCCATTATAGTTTCCTTACTGTTACTAACAGCAAGCCACCAAAGCCGCTGCTATTTTTATCTGGGGAAGATTCGTTAGTGAAGCGAACCTCTTCAATTACGCCTTGATACTGCTCACCAGTACGGTAATCTGTTACGTTAACAAACCTACCTGTCTCTTCAATGGCTTCAAGACGCTGGATAAACTCCATTGCACGACCTGTGTAGCCAAAGATAGAACTGTATCTGTCCATCTCACTGTCGTAGCATGACAGTGGGTACTGGTAGATACGCTGACGGCGAGTGGCTGGCACTGCCTTAATCTGGTAAGCCTCAAGTACAGGTAGTTCTTGGTCATCTGTTACGTTGTTAAATACAAACTTAAGAGATATGTATTCCTGTTTGTTTTCAACAGTGGTCATAGACACGTCCTGATTGCTTAAGCCCTCAGACAAAATAGCCAATGAGTTTGTAGTCCCATTTTTATCAATGGTGTATACGGAAACATTGTCGCCTTGACCAGTAGTGCATTGAACGTTAATGTAACGGAAGAACTTAGGTTCAACCGTACCGTAACGAATCTTACCTGTCTGTAGCCAGCCAGTTGCACGCTTCAAAGATAGTTTTTCTGTTTTGATTTCTCCAGCATCTCCACCTTCATTAACAATGATGTGCAAACGGTCTTCCGCGAACAGCACACCTGATGCGTAAGAGTCTTCGTCTGATTCATACTGTAGGTCGTAGGCGTAGGCAAAGGTGCCATCGTCAAACTGAGTACCTAAGTCAATGCGAATAAGAATTGCATTATCAAACCCATTGTCACCTGCTACAGATGTTGATGCCCAGATGTAGTTGCCACTGGCAACAAATCCTGTTACTGGGAACTGAGTATCAACCAGCAATGGACCTAGGGTTAGTGAGCCGTCAGTTGAAACTTGAGCGATACGCACACCCTTGTTGGTACCAATAGCCATGTAACCTAGATAGTACTGCATAGCATTAATAATTTCACCATAGGGTAGTTGAACTACCTGAATGGCTGAAGCAGGGTCTGGCTCTAAGATGCCAGCGTTATCACCAAATGGAATTGCCCAAATTTCTGAATCAGAGCCAGCATAACCACCAGCATAAATAAATCTGTTTCCACCTTCAATGGTATTCCATACGAAGTTAGGATTTTCATGTGACATTTTTGGTAAGGCACCTAAAGTACTTGTGCCAGTGTTATGACCAGTTGTAGTAAGTGGGTCAGTTAAGTCGTTAATAATATAAAGACTTCTGGTTTCACCAAATACTAAGTAACCTTTAGTAAACTTAATTATGTGAACGCCACCTGTAATGTGACGATGAATAACTACATCAGAGCCAGTACCGTCAATGTTACCGGCATGGATTGCTTTACTACATACAGCAAAGTACCTGGTACCATCTGAGGTTACGGACTTAAACAAGTCAGGGGTTGCACCACCACTGACGTGACCTGTTGCAAGTGTATAGTTGGCGACGGATGCAGCAGCATCCCCATTAAGAGTTAACTTCTTTAAGTAACCAGCACTATCACCTGACACTATGTAGTCAGTTCCACCTGCTGATTCACCAGCAACTGCAATTATTCCATTAGCACCAGTGTATGAGTGGAATACATCGTTAAGCAATGTGGCTTGACCAACAGTCCATATATCAATACCACGGCTATCGGCAAACTTTTGCTGTGATTCTCTATCGGTACCTGGTTCGTAGAACGAAATACCTGCACCGTTGTGCCATGATGTCTGTGAACGTAACCACCAACCAGTGAGCGATTGCTCACCTGGCTCTTGGCTGTTATCAAACTGGTCTTTGCGATACTGAGCAGTCTCACGCCTGTAAGGATTCTGATTGCTAACATTCACAAGGAACGGTAGGTCATCAATGGTAAGGTCATAAGCAATGTCAGTTAATTCAAAAGATGCTTCCGTTGTTGTAGCAGAAATATCATAGGGAACATCTTCTGTAATATCATAAGTTGGCACTTATGCTCCTTAGTGCTTGATGATAAAGTTAACAACAGTGGATGGCTGTATGTTGGTGTGTGCTTCTGCAGCAGCGGTAGCAGAACTAACGGTAATGTCAATGCTGTGGCTGTGGTCTGCAACAGATACGCTTGCAGAACCACCAAGAGCACCAACACCAGCAATAGCCGTTCCGTTGTAGTTTCCAATAGTTCCACCAGTACCATCTGATTCCATGGCAGGAAGTGGATTAGACGCTCCCGAAATAGCATGGTCGTGAGATGCGGTTCCAGAGAAATCCATTATCAAACTGTGACCGTGACCATCGGTAGAGATAGAGCCACTAGCAGTATGGGCACCGCCACCAACACTTGTAACACCGTGGTCGTGTGAAGGAGAACCAGATTGTGCAGCAGTCAATGTTACAGACTCAACACCAAGTTCAGCACCAAGAGTACGTGCAGTCAAATCAGTACCAGCACCAGCACCCATAGGTACACGACCTAATAGGTCTGGAAGATTGAAAGTAGTAGTTGTATCACCAGCACCGTATGTTGTACCAATAACCGCAAAGAGTGCGGAGTATGTAGTACGGCTTACGGCAGAACCATTACATAGTAACCAACCTGTAGGAGCAGAAGAACCAGCAAACGGAGATATCATACCTTTAGGCAATACATCTAGTGCATTAAACTGTGCCTGAATTGAAGAAGTAACACCATCTACATAACCAAGTTCAGTAGAAGTTACACTACCTATTGAAGTTGTAGATGGAAGCACTACGGTTCCAGTAAATGTAGGACTTGCTAGTGGTGCTTTTAGATTAAGGTTATGTGCGGTAGTTGTATTAGCAATATGGTCTTGTGCCTCTTGCAAGTCACGACCAGTAATCATGTGCTTTACTGTTTGACCAGCAGTGTGTGTTTGTGCAGTAGTACCATCTTGAGCACGAGTAACTTTTAGAGTTGGTGCAGATACACCACTCTGGTCTGCATCAACAGTAACAATTTCTTCAATCGCCGTATCTGGGTTAAGTACCAAAGTGTACGGTGGACTAGGAAGATTTGTTACATTGTCAAGAGTAATTTGAGTTGCAATGTTAGATACGTTACCTGCTAACGCTTTCTCAGATGCAATGGAAGAATAATTGCGTGCCATGGTTTACCTATCGGGTGAAGTGGATGCGGATTGGGTTACGGTCATTCATCTTGCGTGCTTCTTCTGCAAGACGTTTGTCGTAAAGAGCGAGTAAGTATTTAGATGCGTTAGTACCAGCACCATAGGAACGACCAGCAATCTGTGACTGTTGGTCAGACTCAGCAGAACCAAAGGTCAAACGACCTGGGTCAATGAAGGATGCTAGACGTGCAGCAGCACCAAGAATGATTACATCCTTGCAGGATGCTGGTAGTCCAGTAACAATTTCAAAGTCATCATCATCTGCATCCATTACGGCAGGCGCAGCAGAGTAGAATACCTGTACAGTTCTTCCAGGTTCTACACCAGAATAAAGGCTAATGCTATTGCGAGAGTTAAAGGTTTCAGTGTTAGCCATAGGGTCAACACGCCAACCACGAACAGGTAGCCACTCTTTGGATGGACCAGTGGTTTCGTATGACACTCCAAGAACTGTCTCTACTTCATCTGGCAAAGCATAAGTTGACCTTGCTGGTGAGAATGCAAAGGTGTGTATGCCTGTTGTGTATAGGTCCGGGAAAGTTGAGAGAAGTGTTTCGTTGATTGCATCCTTAACATCTACAGATGGGAAGGTAGGAGATACAATTACACGAGCACCATTCTGATGTGTTGCAGCGGATGTACCGTTGTATCCACGACCATAAGGTGGGATGCTAAGCACACCACTGTTACGGTCATAGGAATCTACGTAGATAAGTTCATCATCAATCTGGATGATACCGCTAGAGATATTCTGTGCAGAGGCAACAGTAATGCTTGTTGTTGTCGCACTTGCTGTAGCAGTAAGATGTGTCTGACGGTCTTGACGTAGCGTAAACCCTGCTAGTTTACGTACAACCTCATCAGTCATAGAACCGAATGTTGCCATTATCTGTACCTTGCCGTTTTCTTTGCAATAGTTTTTGGTTGCTTAACAAATTGTTTGCCTTGGGCTGTGCCCTTGCGCTTTGCTTCTGAGGTTTTCTTGTACTCCTCAGCAGTCAATGCTTGACGTGCCTTCTTAGGTAGGTAGCGTTCACCAGTAGCCTTGCTACCTTGAGTGCTAGGCTTACCTGACTTGGTACCCCACTCTTCCTTGGTCCACTTAGATAGTGACTTCTGCTTAGAAGTCTTGGGACCTGAGTAACCACCACCGGACTTCTTGTACTCTTGTGCCAGTAGTTGTGCTTTACGAGCAGACCATTGACCAGGCTTACCACCTTTGGAACTAGCCATAATCTTTTTCTTGAGTGCTTCTCGCTTAGCAGGGTTGGTGTAAGCCATTACCATTTAACCTTATCTGCCCAGTACGCTGCGGACATCTTACCCTTGTTAATGTTAGATGCGTGACGTGCCTTGAATGACTTTCTACGTGCAGCATAGGATGCTGACTCTCCCGATTTCTTAGGAGAGCCAGACACACCCTGCTGACCAAAGCGAATAGTCTTAACCTCAGTACCAACTTTAGCCACAACAACGTGTGACTTCTTGGGATGGTTAGGTGTACGCTTTGGCTTGTTGTAGCCAGAAACACCTGCACGTGTTAGTCGTGGGTCCTTCTTTGCTACCATGATTATTTCTTTCCGGTCCTCATGTAACCCTTGCCACTTTGCGTGGCTGCTTTACCCTGAGTCTTTAGTTTGTTCTTAACGCCAGTCTTAACTGGCATAGAAGGCTTACGAGCGGAGTTAGTCTTTGCTGGTTTAACACGACTAGATGTTACTTTCATCCCAGTAGATTTTACTTCTTTTCCGTATGATGATACTTTCATTCCAGCAGATGACTTTCCTGCTTTTACATCTGCCTTGTTGCCTTTGTTAAATTCAACTGCGCCTTTATTGCTTATCCGCAACTCTCGCTTACGCATTTTACTAGCAGTACGCTTAGCATTACGAATGTCATTCTTATCAAAATCGGCCATGTTACTTACCCTTCTTGGTTGACTTAGGCATAGCAGGGACTGCTGGTACCTTTGGCATGTTGTAGTTTACTTTGTCAATACCTTTGTAAGAACCTGGCATTGAAGGCATTTCATGATTGTAGTTCTTGTGATTGCATCCACACGTAGCACACATTATTGTTTCTTCCTGTCTCTAGGAACTGGTACAGACTTTGATTTGTTCCTGCGGATTCTGGCTGCGTTTGCTTCGCCAGCCTTCTTCATGCCCTTGATTGTTCCAGCAGCAGCAACTGCTGTTCCAACTGAGGCTCCTGCAACTTTAGTCTTAGGAGATTTGATTACTCTTTTAGTATCAGATGCTAGGGTACGTTTTACTGGTGCAGATGGTTTAACTTCTTGACCAGTTCTAAAGTCATATACTTTTGCTTTAGCACCTTGGTTAGGTAAACCTTTACCTGCTGGGTGCTTCTTCATAGCATCTTGCTTGGATACAGATGGCTTCTTTGGCTTACGCTTACCGCCTCCGCCACCACCAGAACCACTGCTTCCGCGACCAAAGCCGCCTCCACCACCTGGAGTTTTGCTAGCCACTATTTACCAGCCTTACCTGCACGCTTAGCGGCAGCCTTCTTATTAGCAGCACGAGTAGCAGCAGCCTTAGCGTTACGTGCTAGTCTTGCCTTCTCTGCAGCCTTAGCGTTCTTTGCGCGAGTTGCAGCACCTTGTAATCCACTAGCCTTTTTCTTGCTAGCAGCAGCAACTGCTTGCTGTGTGCTACGCATCTCTCCTGCTTTTTGAGCACGAGTAGACATGTTTCGTGCAGCATCACCATAGAATTTTGCGGTACCTTTTGCTTTAGCAATACCACTTGCTACTTTTGTACCACCAGCAACTACACGAGCAGCACGAACTGCTGGAATAGCGGAAGCAACTGTCATGGCACGATTTGTGCGCTTTTCAAACTCTGCCTTGCGCTTTTCGTTAGCCTCTTTATTTACAGTAATCTTTCCACCGGTACGAGAACCCATTGTTACTGTTGCTTTTGACGTTGTTGCTGCTGGCTTTGTTGCAGTAGTAGAACGTGGGGCCATACCAGTACGAGAAGGCTTTGCCTGTGATACGGTCTTCATTGCAACGCTCTTCTTAGGTAGTGTACCTAATTGTGCACGCTTGCTATCACCTAATGGAGCAGGTGCACTTGCACCGTAGAAGCGACGTAGTGCTTCACGCATCTTAGGGTCGCTAGAACTACCGTACTTCTCTAATGCTGCTTTCTTAGAACCAGCATCACGTAGTTTCTGAATGTAAGACTCAGATACTTTAATATCTTTTCTTGGTTTGTATGCCATTATTTTTTCCTTAGAGTGCGCTGCCGAAGGCATGCCCTGTTTTATCACTTACATCCATAGCCTTGCGAATTTGTGCTGTGGAAGTTCCTTCTGGTTGAATACCCTGCTTACGGGCTTCACGGTACAAACTTAGTTCGTTGTTCCATTTCTTATTTGTCCAGCCATTGCTAACTAGACTGCCATTGGCATCTCCAGTTGACATCTGTATGTTAGATGCTCTTAAACAATCTCCCCAAGACTCGTGGTCTTGAGTTGGACATCCGCTTCTACAAGCCATCCTTGTAATCCTTTACCGTCTTATGCATAATGAACTCATAGTTTTTAACTAGACGTTCATCGCCGGGATTTAGTTCAACCGCTTTACGTGCATAGCGTTTAGCAGAACCCTTCTTGCCTAGGTTCCAACACGCTATGGATAGCAGGTCGTACATTCTCCATGGCATTGATTGGTCAGCCACATAATGGTTATGTGACTCAAGGGAAAGTTCAGTTACTTTAATTGCTGCTTGGTAGCAGTGGTTCCACATCTTACGTTCGTAATAGTAGAACGCTAATGGCATCCAAGCCTCTAGGTCAGTTGGTGCTTCTTCAACGTTACGTTGATACCAGTACAAACCTTCACGTTCATTACCTAACTTGCAGTAGGCTTCGCCTATCCCTCGCCAAGTCTGAGCACGTTCAACATTCCATCCAGGAATGTCTTCCAACTTCTTACCCACATCTATAAGTTCTTGCCACATACCTTTGAAGTAATACTCACGGGCTAAGTAGACAATCATGCGGTGGTCAGTAGGGTCTTCGCTATGTCCCAGTTCCAGTAGTGATAGATAACTACTACGTGGCTTGTCATCATCTGGCTTGTGGGTAACCATAGTCTCAACGACTATCAGATTCTCTGGACCCTCACACTGAATAACCTCGTGGCAGGGATACTTCCACCTGTACCCATGCCTAGCATGGACACGGTTATTGTTAGCCCAGATATTACCTGTGTCCCACATGACCCAAGCCCTGCCAGTGTCTGGCTTCCAAGCCTGTCGTATCTTGTCAAAGAAGTCTGGGTCTGGTATCTCATCCATGTCTATAGAGACACACACGTCCACGTCAGATGGCACTAAATCTAGAGCCATATTTCGTGCGATATCAAACCTAAAGTCGCTTAGCGTGGCTCTGTGGGCTTCTATGGGGTACTTCTGAAGTAGGTCATAGGTGTTATCTTCTGACCCAGTATCTAGGACAATTCGGACATCTGCCCCTTTAGTCACTTCTACCCATTGTTTAACGTGCTTAGCCTCATTCTTGGCTATAGCATAGACTGCAATCTTAACCATGCTATAATCCTAGCACACTACACTAGGGTCGTAGTGAGGACTTATTAATTGCTACACCCTTGCAGCAGTCTGCGTATGATTCACAGTCCTGTGTTGGGCAACCTGTTCTACAAGCCATTATAGTTCCTCAACAACTGGTGGCAACCAAGGTTCTGGAGTATTTCCCGCTTCAAGCCATTCAAGATATTCAAGGTAATAAGGGTCGGCTTCTGTAACTTGAACCTGAAAAGAACCATTTTCATCCTCACGTTCAATGCGAAGACTTGACGCACCTGGAAGAGGACGATACCAAACAAAATCTGTAAGGTCTGCTGTATAAAATTTAACCATCTATAACTCCGCACTTGCTGCTGAACAAGTAATAAAAAAGTTTGTTGCATTGTAACCTGCATTAGATGCAGCAAAAGCCCAATAAACTCCGTCACCAGTTGCTTGAAAATAAACATTAGACGCAGCAAGTACTGTTGCATCATAACGTCTAAAATTAATACTGCTAAGTGAAACCGATGGAGTTGTTCTCATTGGAACAGATAGTGAAGATGCTCCATAGTAATAGTTTCCTGCAGCATAACCTATTGCTCCCACGACTTCAGCAATTTCGTGATACTTAAAGTTTTGATAATATCTTTGACAAAGTTGCAACTCTGTACCAATAGGTCGTTGTTCAAATGGAGTAGCGATAGTTCCCTTCTCAACCTGTACACCCCAGATTTCAGTGGTCTGTGTAGCAACTGGAAGATTAAGTTCAATAGCCAAGTAATTGTTAGCACCAATGGTTTTGCCAGAAATTGATGGAATAGTTACTGTTGCAGTAAAACGTTGCCAAGATGTAGTTACGTTAAAAGTTCCATACTGTGTGGTAGTTGTCGCAGAACCACTGGTACCAAAGTTTTGGTAGGCATAACCAGTAACTGTGCGACTAGCATCAGACTTCATCCAGAAAGAAACGGTTACAGTTTGACCAGCAAATTTACGTACGTCCTCAATGCGCTGACCAAGATTGAAGGCACTAGAAGTGCCAACAGAAGCAACTACAGTGCGTAAGTAATACTCAGATTCATACCCACTAATAACGTTTCCAGGAGTAAATGTTTGGCGGCTTATAGTCATGGAACCATTGCCACTGTTGTATCCAAAGAATCTATCAGCGGTATAAATCAAAGATGATGATGGTGTAAACGATGTGCCACGTTGCCATACATTAAAGTCACCATTGATAATGGCATTACGGAAACCACTGATAGGAGTGGTAGTTAAGTTGGCGTAGTTAGATAGGTCCGCCGTGGACTGTGCAATGTCAACCCATTGTGAGCCGTCATATACAAATGCTTTCTTAGCCAATTAAAGCACCTGCTTCTTCTTCAGTTAAACCTAATGCAATTAGTTTTGCCATGCCATTAGCCTTGGCTTCTTCTTTGGCTACAAGTTCTGCTTTAATTTGATTTAGATTTTCAACTTGTTCAGCGATATCAGCAAGATACAACTCAGCATTTTCACCAGTAAGTTCTACTAGTTCTCCGTTGTCTTGAAAAATTACCTTAGTCTCTGTAGGCATAAAGCGAAACCTTTCCGTTCAAAGTTCCAGACGGAACGTAGATACTAAATCCATTAAAGTTCGTCATGCTGTAATTTCCAGCAGAATAGTTTCCAGATACTAAATTTAGACTATTCATATACTGACCATGAATAATTCCAACTGTAGGAGATGATGGTCTCCTATACATATTAAACCATCCAGTTGAATAGTTAATTGTTGCATTAGGAATTTGTCCTAAATACCAGTATCCAATGTTTGAAGCAGAATAAACACTACTGCTACCTGCATAAGTAGTCAGCCCACCAGAGCCGTAGTAACTTGCTTGTTTATCCGTGGTATTTTCACGAAATCTAAAAAACATATCATTATCTACAGTGCAACCAAGTTGATAACTAACATGATATCTAGTGTAAGTATCAGATAAAACACTACTAAAATTAATTGCACTTGCAGCACCAGTTAAGACTTGAGTAGATAAATGGACTAATCCAGATTGTGCTACGTCTCTTGCTCTAGTCATTAGTTACGCTCCATTGTTGTAGCCGTAGATGCGGATGGTTCCACCAGTCAAGGTTCCAGTGAACGCATTTGGTCCAAGAGTAAAACTTGTGTATGAAGATGCGGTTTTATGTACTCCACCCATAAAGAATCTATAGTCATCAGCAGCATAATCAGAAACAAGACGAGTGTATTGTGCTAGGAAAGGATTTTGCAATTCAACGTTGCCTGTGTATCCAGTGCTGTTTGCATTGGACCAAACGTATCTAAACTCTGAAGCATTTGTACCTACACCAAATCCACCAAAAGCAGCAGTTGAATATTGCAAAGTTTGAGCAGCATAGTTGTAGGTTGATGTGCTAGAACCCAATCGTAATGAGCCATAGTCGTTGCCTACAGTACCGCCACTGGAGATAATAATTTTGTAATTATCATAGGCTGCGCTAAAAGCACCATTTACAGTAACGCTAGAAACTGCGGAACCAATAGTAACAGCGCCGTTAGCATTTACAGTTCCACCAGTTACAGATGTAGGAACTACAAGGTTTAATCCACCAACAGTCTTGTTAACAAACCTTGAATCACTTTGAGTCTGTGTGTAAACATCAGCAACAGTACGAGCAACTGCGCTAAAGATTTCAACAACATCATTAGCTACCAGTGCTGTAAGTCCAGTAACTGTAGTGCCAGTAGTTGCGGTATAGTCACCACCACGTACCTGCAATACACCGTTGATGTACAACTGTTCGTATCCTGGAGTGTAAGCAAGCGGTAGAGATGAATCATCATTACCTGACAGGGAAGTTTCTCCACCTGTCATTGTCTTACGCCAGCGTAGGAACTGGGCAGAGTCAATGCTTGGTACGTCTACGTCAGACTCAATCCAAATGTCACCTGTAGCAGGAGAACTTGGTGCAGTTGCTTGGTACTTAACTGGGGCTAGGACAGTAGCCTGTCCAATCTCAACCCACTCTGATGCCGTGGCATCCCATACGAATCCTGGTCTAGTTGTCATTATGCAATCCTAATCAAGTAGTTCATAACAATGTATGGCTGCAAATTGTTGTGCGCTCCGCCGCCACCAGTGCTTCCAGTATTTATAGTCTGAGGCGTTGCTGCATAAATGTTACTTGCTCCACCAAAGTTTACGTAGTTTGGAGCAGTCAAAGAAGGAGTTGTTTCAGTGTGAGTATGTGCTGGAATTTCTGCAGTAGTTAATGTGTGAGTCTTGGCACCACCAGTTTCAGCCAAAGCATCAAACTCTGTTTGAGTTGAATCTAAACCAACAGGAATCCTACCCTTTAGATTTGGTAGGTTGAATGTAGTTGAGTTGTCACCAACACCATAGGTTGTGCCAATACGAGCAAACAATGTTGCATACGTTGTGCGACTTACTGCAGCGCCATCACAGATAGCCCAACTAGAACTAGGGCTTGTAGCGCCAGCGTATTGGGTAACACCACCAATAGGTGTGGACTGTAAATTAAAATCATTCTTTAACAAGAAATCATTGGTATTAATAACAGATGCAGTTGCATCGGAGTCAATCCAGATGTCACCATTCTGTGGTGTTGATGGAGCAGATGGTTGGTATACAGCACCAGCAACAGTTGACCAAGATGTGTCGTAGTTAGTTGTGCTGTTCTTTTTTAAGAACTGACCAGTGTTACCACCAGCGGCAACAGTTCCCTGAACTTTGGTTGCAGCAATAGCAGCAGTACTCTTAATATCAGCATCTATGATTGTGTCGTTAGCAATCATGTCACCAGTTACAGTGCCAACGTCAGAAGTCTTGACAAAGCCAGTAGCATCAAAGCCAAGGGCAGCAGAGGTAGAAGTTCCACTATTTGTAATTGGTGCAGATACAGAAATAACACCAGATGCACCTGTAGCACCTGTGGCTCCAGTTGCACCAGTCGGACCTGTGCTACCTGTAGCACCAGCAGGTCCTGTCGGACCTACATCTCCAGTAGGTCCTGTAGCCCCTGTAGGACCCGTAGGACCAGTTGGACCGATAGGTCCAGTGTCTCCAGTAGCCCCAGTTGGTCCAGTGGCTCCTACTGCTCCTGTGTCCCCTGTAGCACCCGTTGGTCCTGTAGGACCAGTAGGTCCTGTTGGACCAGCAACTGTAGAGTCAGCACCAGTTGCACCTGTTGGACCAGTTACACCTTGGATTCCCTGTGCACCAGTGGGACCTGTGACCCCTTGAATACCCTGGTCACCTTGCGGTCCCGTAGGACCTGTCGCACCCGTAGGTCCCGTTGGTCCCGTACTACCCGTAGACCCTGTGGCACCAGTATCGCCTGTTGCTCCTGTTGGACCTGTCGGTCCTGTTGAGCCAGTAGCACCAGTGCTACCAGTAGGACCCGTAATACCTTGTGGACCTGTTGGTCCTGTAGGTCCTGTGACACCTTGAGTTCCTTGTGGTCCCTGCTCGTTAGATACAAGGACGATAGTTTCTTGTGGTACTTCTTCATTGAGAATTACATCAACTACTGTTTCTTGAATGGTAACAATCGTGGACATTATTGTGTCACCTGCGGAGTTACAATAAAGCGACCTTCTAGGATACGAGTTACTTGACCACCAGCAGAGGTAAGTTCAATGTCGTATACCCAACGACCAGCAGGTACACCATTCATGGTAGTAGCAGATACCGTAACGGATACTTCGCCAGAACTATTCATGGTTGCAGAAGTAAGATTTAATAAAGTTGTGGTTGATGCTGTAGAGCGGCGAACCTGCATAGCAAAGGTGTATGTGCTCAAGTTCCATGCTACGCCATCAGTCTCAACTGTAAAGTTAAGATTGTATGTAGCACCCTGCTTGGCTACAATGTTGTACTTACCACTCATAGTTCATCCTTAAGATGTAATGTAATGTGCTCATCTAAACGCTTTTCAATTCTGTTGACTGCCATTGCTACATCTGCAAGGCTACGTCCACCATTAGCCGAAGGCTGAATGGGATGTGTCTGGTCTTTAATGTAGGCTTTAAGTGGATTAACAATTAGGAACTTACCTAACATAGCAATGATGCCAAGGGTTAACGATACCACAGACAAAGATTCTAACAGTGTCATAACGTAATCACTTCATAGCCAGCAGCCTCAAGGTCATTCTTTTCGGCTAGGGTTACCGGGTACTCATGTCCACCTAAGTAGAATACATCTGCTTGGTCTAGGTCATCTTGAATTGGAAATCTATCTTCGTACCATACTCCATCAATCTTAAAGACACTTACGCCTTGTTTGCGTGGGTATCTAGCAAAGAAGTAGTTACCACCCATTGGTCCTTCGTTGACCACTGGTGGTACAAATAGATATGGCATTATGTTTTCCTTCTGGTTAGAAACATAACCCCATCCCTAAACCCGTTATATGATTTAGGGATGAGATTAGTGTCGCTAATTAAGCAATGCTTGAAGCAGACTCAATACGGAACAGTGCATCTTGACGGTACACTGCGTGTCCTAGAACACCGTACCAACCGATTGGACGCTGACGCATCAAACGGTCAACGACTGGGCCAATAACCACGTGTGGTTCTTCGGCTACAGCCTCAGCAAGTGCTTGCTGTCCACATAGGAAGGTGCGGTATACAGATGTGCTATCGCCATCTGCAGCCTTCTTCAAACGAGGTGACTCGATGAAGTATGCACCTTCAAACTGACCAATTTCGCCAGCCCAGATTGCATCGTTGCTCTGGTACTCGTGTGGGTTACGCCATGAAGCAGCACCAGTTTCGGCACGAAGGTCATGGGATACTTCTGGGTGAATACCACACCAGTATAGTGAACCCTTACGTCCGTTAGCCTTGTTGGTACGCAACTTAGCAACAGCACGACGGATATCAGCAGCAGAGATAATATCATCTGAAGTAATACCTGAGGTTGTTGTTGCAGTGGTTGTTCCACCACTTGCGTAGATTACGTTGGTGCCTGTTAGCAATGCATCCTGTGCTAGTTCGTCGATAGAATCAGCCATGTTGTATGCAATGATGTTAGCAACAGCAGGGTCAACGTCTGCAAGAGACATCAACTGCAACTTCTTGCTAACTAGAGTAGCGTTACCGTATTCCCGTAGGGTTACAGTTACGATATCTGGTGTTGACAGAGCAACTGCTGCTGGGTCAACTTCTTCAGACAACTCAGTCTTAGCAACTGCCATGTCGTTGTAAATCTGTAGTGCTACAGATGAACCTGGCATTGCCTGACGAGCAGGCTTCTTGTCTGCTACGGAACGTAGCAATGGGGTTGAGCGTAGTTCAAATTCAACAAGGCGGTCGTATGCCTTCTGAACTAGACCTGCTCCATTGGATGGAGTGAAAGCACCAACGTTGTTGGCGGAAGCGTATGCGCCACCACCAAGACCACCGTTAGTTGCTGCACTGCCACCGGATAAGCCTGTTACAGCCATGATTATTCCTTAGGGGTTAGATTGATTTGCGATTATTCGGCACCCTGAGAGTAAAGGTAATTTAACAATTCCTCTGCACTCTGGGCGTTGTTGACCATGCTGAACGCGTCGTTCACATCGTCTGGAGTTAGTGCGCCTGATGCGACCATACCCATTTGTTGAAGAGCACCCATGTCCTCACGGGAAACAGGGCTTTCTTTGGCTGGTGCTGCAAACCCAAATAGTTCACCATTATCGTTTAACCATTCACTGATGGAATCCGCAGACAATTCAATGTCTCCTGGAATAAACTTGGCAACCTTTGGGTTGACACCTTTCTCATTTAAGACTTGGCTAATAGTTGACTCACGCTGGAACTTGCGCAAACTTTCCAGTTCTGCGAGTGCTTCTTTGAGTTGCTTGTCTTTCGCACGTTCTGCACGACGGACCTTCTTGAGGACATCATCACTCGAACCACGTTGTGGTTCATCTGAGTAATCCTCAAAATCCAAATCATCGTCTTCTAGCCATTCTTGATTGTTGTTGCTCATCGCAACCATCTCCCTTACATTGTTTGTTTGAACGTACACGGCTCACTCCGATACAGGGGCATATCAGTTGGTGTGTACTACCGCTCTAATACTCGTTGGGGGCGGTCAATCCAACGAGAGTTTATTATATTTGTTTCTTGCGACTTAGTGAACCAGTAGTAATGCCAGTCTGTCCACCAAATTGCGCACGTGCCTGAGACTCTAGACGCTTACGTGTCTTAGATGTCTGACCAAGTAGTGCTTCTTTTTCAAGTTCAGTTTGCAGGTCTTCAGGCTTAGTTGTGTCACCAAACATTCTTTGAGCCTGTGCAATACCAGTGCCTGAGGTACGTTGGTATTCAGCAAGTGCCTGGAATCCAGTACGTGCCTGAGCACGTGTGATGCCTTTTTCTTGCAATGCTTGAGCACCAAGTACTGAGGTAACTCCTGCTTGTCTAGCCTCAACACCAATCTCAGAACGTATGATACGGTTCTCCAGTTCATTTGGTGTTTCTTTTGTTAGCACTGCTTGAACTAGGTCTTCCTGCTTTAGGCTAGGGAACTGTTCTTTAAGTCCAGCAAGTACTTGGTCATCAAGACCTTTAACGCGATTGTATGCTTCAGTAACTCTATCACGAACTTCATCAAGAGATACGTCGTTACCCACGAGAGTTCCATAGTTCTCTACTGTACCAAGATTTGACATACCCATACGGGTCATTAGACGAGAGTACTCTTCTCTTCCTGCTTCATACTCTGCAATCTTTGGAACGTAGACTGCTTCACCAGCATCACGTCGTCTGTCAAGTTCAAAGATACCTTTGAATCTTTCATTGAACTGCGGTGGTGTTTCACCATTCTGAATCATCAAGTCAAGGATGTCATTGGTTTCAAAGCCAACAGTTAGACGTGGCTTTGCTGCTTCAAATAACTGGTTAATCCATCCATCATTTTCTGCACCAGGAAACACAGTCTTTAGTGTGCTTCTGAATACCGCACCAGCATCAGCAAGAAAGTCTGCTTGCGCTGCTGCTTTTTCTTCAGCACGAACACGTGCAGCAATCTGTGCCTCTGATTCAGTTGGGTCTGCTGCAAACGCTTCATCAACTGCTAGACCTGTATCAATAACTGGTGCTGCAGGAGTTACTGGGGCTTTCTTCTTTTTCTTTTTGTCGTCTGCTACAACTGGCTTGTTAATAACATTAGGAATTATTTTGTCTTTAGTCTGGGTCTTTGCACCAGGACCACCACGAGGAGCCATAACTTAAAATCCCATCGAACTAATCATAGAAGTGGCAAGTTGAGCCGCTTCTCTTTTAGCACCTAATGTTGTACCAAAGCGTGGGTCATTGCGCAACATTGTTCTAAAATTACCTAACGACATAATTCCCTTTGCATCATTAATTGCTTTTTGAATGGTGTCATCAGTTAACTTAATGTTATCTGCAACATCTTCAAATGTATCAGCCATCATTTGGATATATGGATTAGCCAAGTCACGCACAGTAAGGCTAGCATCTTCTGCTAGACGTGGTGCAAAGTTAGCGTATAATGCCTGAGCATCTTTACGGTACTTTGTTAGCAGGTCTTCTTGACGAGCCTTGCCGCCAGCAACATCAATTGCATTTCTTGCAATTTCACCAGCAGTTTTGAAGACACCCATGTCAGCAGAATACTTGCTTAAAACTGCTACAGTATCTCCAACTTTTCCACCAAACTTAATGTTTGGATTGGCCTTAAGAGAATCCTTGACTACTTCTGCAACAAACTGCTTAACATAAACATCTGCATCTGCACCTTGAACGCTAGCACTTGTACTTCTACCATCACTAGATTTAGTTGAAGAACTAGAGCCATAGGCTTTTAGAAATGCATTAACTCCTTTGAAGAACTCAGCCTTAATTTTTGCATTAGGCATAAAACCTAAGGCATCAACTAATTCCTTTTCAATAAGAGCATCTGCCGCAGCCTTATTTAAGGTTGTTGGAAGCGTTCTTGACTTTGAAGTAGTGCCAGCACTAGATTTAGTTTTTGCGGCAGGGTCATAGGATGACATAAGTTGTGCTTTTTCAAGTTCTGTGATTTCACCAGAAGCAACCTTTTGACTAAGCCCAATGTTGTAATTTGCAGCAGCAATAAGTTCCGCATTACGTTCAGGCGTGGAACTTTCCCATTCCCTACGATTCTCTGTTGGTCCTACAGTCATTAGTTAAATCCATATCCAGTTTGATATTGTGTTATTGGTGTTAATGGGTCATTGTTAAAGTAGATATCATATACTCTTTGGAATCCAGGATACTTAGTATCTAAGATTGAAACAAGATTATCTCTTATCTCTGCAATGTAAGCGTTATCAGCAGCCTCAAGTGTTGTTCTGCCACTTGCTAGTTTTGCTTCTTCAAACATTACAAGTAATTCTTGACGAGCAACAAGATACTCTTTAACTGCTTGCGGAATTGTTGAGTTCTCCCCAACTGTCTTTGAGAAGTTATCATCAAATACAATTAGACTTGCAGCAGCAATATTCTTTTCAACACGGTTCTGGCGAATTTTCTTATCACGGGCTCCCCATAGTGGGTAGCGTTCCGCAATGGTTAATTCCCAGTTATCTTTCCATGCACCGAATTGTTCTTCGTAATCTTTGGTTCCCTTTTTAAGGCCAGCATCTCTTGCTTTTTGCTCAATAATTTCTATACCAGAATAGTAGTCCTTGTTTCCAGAACGTATCTGTAGGTCCTCGGCAGCAGAGAATGCTTCATCAGATGTGTACTTAACCGGCTTGCCATTGATTCTGATATTAAACAGAATATCTGACACGACATCGGAACGGTCTTCAGTAAAGTCACCCTGGTTAAACAAGGCACCAATTAAACTGGTGTCACCAACCATTGAGTCAGCACGATTTAACAACTCTTGATTAGGATAGATTCCCTGAAGCGTTGCTTCAGATGAGTTGAATCCAAACCTATTATCAGTTGTACTGTCAGTTAGTAAATTTGCTATGTACTGACCTTGTGCCTTGTCAATTTCTTCAACGTATCTTGCTGTGCCTAGGTCGTATCCAAACTGTTCGCGCAATGCGCGTAGTCTAGGCTCACCGTATACTTCGTAGTATGTCTTGTACCTGCTAGTTGATACCAGTGGTAAACCATTCGTAAATGCTTCAGCATAGAAAGACTTAGTTGCAAGTGCTAGAGATTCTTCTCTATTCTTTTCAAGAATGGCACCTGTAATAGCAATATCATCTTCCATTAGTTTGGCAAGTCGGTCTGCCTCAATTGCCCGGAATCTATTGTAGAACTTTTGTCCACCAGTTGTATCAGCAAACATACCTGCTTGCCCACCAATTGCAATCATTAATGATTCTAACGCAACGGAACCGGAACCAAATGCACTAGCAACCTGCTGTGATGTGCTTTCGCCTCTAGTGCCTTCGTAGTAAGGTTGCACATAATTCATTAGAGTTTCTAGATTGGCAATTCCATGCTTTTCTAGGAACTTTGATGGGTCGTAAGGCTTGCCAACCATGTTACGCATGATTGGTCCAATGAACATGTTACCAACTGGGCTACTGATTTGAGGAACACCAATTGGTTGACCCTGGAATACAACATCAAAGCCAGTTAGTGAGACCTGCATTCTTGCACTAGAATCTCCATCAAAAAACTTGTTTATCATCCATTGTGGGTACTCAAAAAGCATTACCTTACCCTTGGTATTCCAAGGATGGCCAATCTGATTAACTACTTTGTAGTTATCCTCACGGTCATAAACTGTTCCAAGTTTGTATGGAAGGGTGAAGTACTGTACAAAACGCGCAGCAATTTCAGGGTTACGTACTATTGTTGGTATCCAGAACTTAACAGTATTCTGCTTTGCCATGTAGAATGGTTCAATGAATCTGCTTAGTTGACCAATGTTTGTGTGACGTTCCACTGTGTATAGGCGGTCATTAACTGCTTTCAAGGCTGCTGCATGTGCAGCATTTTCAATCTCTTTTGTTCTAGTTGAAACATCTATACCTTGTTTTGCAAACTGATTTGCTAGACGTTCACCTTCAGCCTTGTACACACCATTGTAAAACGGGTGGCGCACCAAGAAGTCTTCTGGCATTGTAGCAAGCATGTGGAATAAGTTTCCAATTACATTCTTGTACATGTTTTTTAGGCTTCTGTCAGGACCAACTTCAGCATTAGCATATACTGCTCTTCTAAAACCTAATGGTATAAGTGCTGATGACGTATCATCAAATGTCTTCTTAGGGTCAATAAGGTCTACCCTTAAGGACTTAAGTGATTCTTTGGACGGACCCTCTAGTGGAAGATACTTATGAACTTCTAGGATTTGTGTCTGGAATATATCAGACCACTGCATTCCCTTGGCACCTTCTTTTTGGTACTCTACCAGGGTTAGGCGCATTTCGTTGCGCCAAGCAAGGGAGTCTGAACTCTTCACCCAATCAATCAGTTCTGACATAATTTCGTCATCACTATAGTCACCCTTTAAGTAGTCTGCAATCTCTTGCTCAGACTTCTTTTGCTTTCTTAGAGCAGCGACATTTGCTTTTACATATTTGTTGTTTGGGTCACGTTTAGTGACAGACAACTTAATGATAATTCTGCTTGCATCATCATTGTAAATAATGTTGTTAACATATTCAGAATGTGCTGCTGTCCACATGTTATCTGTAGGTTCAATTATAGTCTGTCTTTTACCAACAGAAGTTAACCCACTTAATGCTTCTCTACGAGAGTTAAGAATGGCTATTGAAGTACTCTTAGCAGCACTAACTGTTTCATAGCGCAAAATTTTTGCCATAGCAGGACTAATGGTTGCACCACTAGAAATCTTTACACGCTTCTGTGAGAAGGCACGAACTTTTTCTGGCTTAGCAGATGATACCTTAAGGGCACCATTGTAGTTTTTCATGATTCTCTGTCTATTAGAGATATCAAATGCCATCTTTGTTAAGTCTGAATTTTGCTTAATCAGTTCAATTGTTTCCTGAACTGCTTCTATTTGCAACTTAAGTCTAGGGCTACGACCAATTGCACTACTTGTAGCAATTTTATTTACTTCAGTTAATGCTTTATCTGCACGCTTTGTTATCTCTTCAAGGGTGTTAAATATTACCTCAGGATTACTATCAATTGCAATCTTGTATGCTGTTGCGTAATCTCCATCTTTCATTGCGGCAAGAAATGGACCTGAGATGGTATCGGAGCCAGGGATATTAAATATCTTCTGTCCCTCTTTTGAAATCTTTTTTGCAACTGCTGTAGCCTGCGGATTGCCCTTGTATTTACCAATAGTGGTAAACTGCTGACGAGAAAGTTCAATAGACGAGGACAGAACATCCTGAGAAGTGTTCATAAAGTACTCTGCTTCTTCCAGGTACCTGTCTCTAATCTTTCTTACAATGTTTTGTGGGGTATCTTCCGGAAGGGCACCAAAGTTCCTGCCAATAAGTAGTTCATTCTCTAGTTTCTGTGCGCGTGCACTGGCTAACTGTGCTTTAGCACCACCAGTACCAATTAAACCTTTGTATGCTACCCGTTGCTGTACAGTATTTGTAACATTTTGAAGTTTTGTTTCAATCATTGACGGAATATCAAAGCCAGATAGCAATGTTCTGACAGAAAGTCCTTGATGGGTAGCCATATCAGCAAAACTTGCTAGCGAACGAGCCCATCCTTCAAGCACGTTACGTGAAGTATACCGAAGTGATAGCAAAACTGCTGGCTTCCACACATAGTTCTGTAGATTTTCATATCCATCTTTGATGGTTTCATGCCAGAACTCACCAACGGTTTCTCGTGTGCCCTGTACAAAACCAGATTTATCTGAAATACCAGTAGTTTTTGCTTTAGTAATAATATCTTTGATGTTAGACGCTTTTACATCTGGATTATTTTTGATAACAAAAGCAATACCAGATACTAAAGTCTTTTCGTCTCCAAGTATTTCTGCTATTTTCTTGAAATCTACACCGTAATGTACGTTAGGAACCTGTGAACTAAACTGTGGATTACCGGAAAGAATATTTTTGGCCGAAGTAATGTCATTGTCAATAACTTCTCTACCAGCAAGTTGTGCAATTCTAGATGCTAAGGCAGTTACTGAATCTCTAACGTCTTTAACAATGTATGCGTCTCCACTTCGTGGGTCAACGTGTACATAGTTTTGGTCGTTAATAATCTCTTTTAGTTTTGCCTTCTTTGTATTGCTAATATCTCTGGCAATATACAAAAAGGTTTCTCTAAGGACCTTAAGTTGTTCTTTTGTCATGCCAGTTGTATCAACTGCGCGAACAAGAATCTTAGTTAGAGTTTCTTCTTCAAATCTTTCAAGTTCAGCAAATCTTGCAGTATCCGTCTTTAGTGCAGAAAAACCATTATACCATTTCTCTTGTTCTTTTGCAGAAAGTCCAGCCTCTTTTGCTGCAGAGATAAGACGGGCACGAAATTCCTTATTGGCAAAGTCGCCAATTTCACCAGCGATAGTTACAGAACCTGCTGGTATTTCACGTGCTTTGTAGTTGCGACCAAAATAACCTACAGTACGAAGAACCCGAAACTGGGTATTAGACATTCCCTTAGGGTCAACTTCAGTATCTAATTTATGTAAAGCAGCAGCATCAGAAGCGTCAATTGTTGCATCGTAGTCAGTAAACAAACCACGACCATTAACTTCGCCAGCCTTGTTTCGCAAGTACTCAATGTACTTCATGCGACTCCAGGCAAGTTCAGTACCAACTTTACCTACAATGCCACCTTCGTCTTCTTTTGAGACAACGGTACGCAATGCGTCAAGTCTTTTTCTTGCTTCGGCTTGTTCGGCAACTAATTTTTCTTTATTGGCTTCAAGATTCTTTAATTGTCTTGGAGTAAGTTTAGGATTGTTTTGAACTGGAGTTTTTCCAGGTGTTCCCTTTAGTTGATTTTCAATAGAGGTAATCTTTCCCTTAATAGTATTAAGGGATTCGCTTAGAATAGAATCTTGTTCTTCAATTCTGGTGATTGCCTTGTTGTCACCAAAACCTGCTTTTAGTACTTCAAAGATTTCTGACCGACCACCGGTAGCATAGGCTTCATTTAATGCACGAGCAACCGCAGTAGGATTTTGTGAGTTTGCAACAATTGGAATTGATTCTAATTTTGTAAAATCACCAATGTTTCTTTCAATTGCATCAACAACAACGGATGCAGAGTTACTTGCTCCTGCTTGTGCTTCATCTGCTTCTTGAACAAGTTTGGCAAGATTATCCTTACCAAATGTTACTGGGCTTTTTATTGCAGTACCACGAACACCCATTAAACCTAGGCGTGTAAATTTTGCAGCCTTACCAATTATTACAAGTGGGTCAAAGAAGAAGTTCATGGTGGCATCTACTGCACCGGAAATTCGCTCAGCAGCAGTGTTGTCCTTCTTGAAGTATCCTTCAACCTGCATCTTATCGGACCAGTTGATTTTATCTGCACCCTGTTGACCGGGTGTAAGTTTTGCAACTAGACCTACTGAGGCCTGTCCAATTGTAACACCATTCTTAGAGCGTTCCCATGCTCGGTCCCACGTCTGACGTGGTGTTAAACCATCTTCGCCAATATCTTTAATTGTTTGCAAGAAAGTAGACATTGGGCGAGCAACACCAACACGGTATGGCTTATCAAGTTTTTCAACATTAGTCATTGTTTCTTCAGAGGAAGCAATGTCTATAATTTTTCTTGATACGTCGCCAGTCCAGCCATCTTCATCACGAGCAGTATTTGCTACTGTTTGAAGTGCGCGATTGGCTAGACTACCAGGTGCTTGTAGAACTTTGTCGAGAGCATTTTTATTGTCAGCCATTATAGGTCGCCAACTTTCTCTCCGTTGTTAAGTTCTAATATTTGTGCAATGAATTTGTTGCGGTCATCTGAAGACTCCCAATCAACTAATCCAAATGGGAATGCTACTTCAGAATTCTCTACACCAAAAACATTAACGAATGCCGCTACGTTTTCCTGTAAATTCATACTTGTTCTGCCGTAACCTTTACGTATTTTACTAATGCTTTGAATGGTTCTGGTGCATCTTCTTGAGATGCCATAAGTTCTAGTGCTGGCATGTATTTCATAATCATGTCATAGTTGCCAACCATTTGACGTTCAGGAGTTCTTCCTGGACCTACAGGTAAACCAGCAGTAACTGGTTCGTTAGGTCGTTGACTTGGGTCAAACAAGCCAGTAACTGGTCCAGCAGTAGGGGCTACAGATGGAACGGCAGGGGTTGTAACTGAAACTGGGTTACCAGCCATAGGTGCACCTGCCTGTGCTTCTTGCAGTGCCTTACGTTCGCCGTACTTGCCACCACCGGACATCTCACGCATGCCTTGAACTGCTGACTTGCTAGATGGTCCACCATCTGTACGACGTGATAATTTACCAGGTCCTGAAACTGGCGCAGGATTGGCTGGTCTACGGTACCCACCTTGTTTAGCCATTTTGCTTTCCTCGTTTCACAATCTGTATTTTACCACCACTATTAACATCAAACTTAATAGCAGTACGCATTGCTTGTCTTATTGTGGCACCAGCATGGTATGCACCTAGTGCAAGTTCTCCACCAGTACCCATTGCATAAATTCCTGTATCGGTACGTAGTACCGAGTAATCTTCAGCAATGTAGTAAATCTTATTATCTAAACCAACGAGGAATGAGAATCCATCATCTTTTTCTAGAGTAGTCCCAGTAGAGTCATGTGCTCTCTTTATCTCTGGGATAACCTTGCTAACCATGAAACGGTATCCGTCAGTTCCATCGTATCTAGGTAGTTTCCATCCGTATTGGACAACATCACAAAGTCTCGCATTTCCTGCACCAGCAATTACATAATCACCATCTTCGGTAATCTTTCTTACATCACTGTGCATGTAGGGGCGTTCATTTGCAGTGATTTGACTATCTGCTGCAAATACGAAACCGTTATCGTATTGTACGGCAAGAATTGTTGTCATGGTTATCCACCAAGTTGTGACAAGATTCCAGCCAAGTCCATAGGCGGTTGCCCCCCAGCAGGACCTGCAGGCGGAACTTGTTCCTCGGTCGGAGGCATAGGTTCTTCTGCTGGGGCAGCACCCTGACCCATAGACTGAGCAACCAATTGTTCTGGTGTCATCTCTGCTGGTTCTTGTGGTTCTTCGGGCTTTGTTTCTGGTTCTGGTTTTTCAAATACCTTAACAACTGCCTCTTCGATTGCATTACCTTTACGGCGTAGTTCAATGACTTTTGCAATCTGTTCCACAATACCAGATGGGTCTTGTCCTTGCATAGCCATCTGTGGGATTGCTTGTGCTAAAGACGCTAGCGATGCTGATAATGAATCACGCATTCGCTCTATATCAATGCGCTCTTGTTCACCTGAAACATTCATGCTCCATGGTAACTCTCGCATGATAAAATCACGGGATACTAGGTTGGCCTGCAAAGCCTGTAGTGAGAAGATAAGTGCACGTGATGGGTCAAGTCCAGCCATAAGGCCATAACGAACCTGAATTGTGTAGTCACCAGCAATGTCTTTTGCTGAGTCATACTTGAATTCATACGGTGCACCATTGAAAGTTCCGCGTTGCTTCTTTTCGCCTGGAAATAACTTCTCATCCATCTCAAAGCAAAGAGCAATAACTTCTTCAAGTGCTTCACCGATAATCATTTGCATAGCCTTGATTTGGGAATCAAAGCCACCCATAAGGGCCTGAACACCAGAGCCAGTAATAACACTAGCATCCATGTTTCCTGTGCGACCTTCAGGGTAACGTGAACCCATACGCATTTCTGTTTCTAGAATCTGCTGTTCGGTAAATGCACCGGTAGGTAGTTCTAGTCCTACACGGCGTACGCCTGCTGGGTTGTTAGTACGCAAGACTGCATCAGGACCAAATGCAAATTCTTGTAAATCTTGGGGAACGACAATAGGAGCCTGTACGGATTTCTCGGCTGCTTCCATTGCCAGAAGGGAAAAGCGTGCTCGTGCAATCTGCACCCATAGCACGTCATCAAACTGTCCACGTGGGTCATCAACGTCAATGCCTGGTCTACGAGGCACAACAATTGCTAACTTACCTAGTGGATTCTTTGCTTTACGCAATACCAATGAGTCGCGCTGTGGCAGGAACATGACGATTTGGTCTTTATCCTGATAGTGCAATACATCTAGTTCGGTATTAAGGTCTTGGTTTTGGTAACCAAGTTTACCAAGGATACGTGTTTCATATTCAGGGAAATCTACAATGAGTTCCCGAATAGTCTTTAGGTATCGCTTAGTGTATGAAACACATTTTCCATAGCGGTCATACTCTGGGTAAGCACCCATAGGGTTTTCTATGCGAATGCGTGGCATACGAGCCTCAAAGTCAGGCTCTACAACAATGGGCATGAAAGCATATGTGAATATCCAGTCTGCACCAGTGTACATCTGAGTTTGTAACCCAGAATTCTGAACGTAGTTATTAGCAATCATGCTTCGCTTATCCGAAGCCTTGCGAGCGGAATCGCTCGTGCTATTAACAGTTGAGCAGTTAAACGACGGTAGAGGGGCTAGTGTCTCTGCTAGGTCTCGCGCAACAACGTCAACGAAGTTAGCAATCATTGGCTTGGAGATTCCCTCAGGGAACATGTCCGGAGCCACAGACTCCATGTAGCCACGGCGTACAGCGGTAATGTCGCGCATTCTCTGGTCACGGGCACTGTAGCGGTCTTGCAGCGACAGCACCTTGTCAGTGATTTGTTCGATACTTAGCATTATAGCCCTAAATGTAGATTATAGATTGTTCTGCAGCAAGTTCGTCTAAGTCAAAGACAATGCGTTGCTCTTCATTTCGACGTGTAGCGTACCTGTTGTAGGTATGGTAGATACGGCTTCCTGATTGCTGAACAAGTTCTTTTGCTCGCAACTCACAAAACCATAAAGCCATAACGCAGTCGGTCTTATTCTTGGTATCTGGCTTCCAGGTAATTAACTGGTTAACCAGAGCCTTGATGTGTTCATTAGTATTATCTGGTAATTCTATAAGATTATCGCCTTGGTGCTTTCCTTCTCGCACCGAGCCAAATAATCCAGACATACCAGCAACGCCAAAGTTTGTGTCCCACTTGTTCTTACCAGTAAATTGCTCACTGAATCGGACACCCCGATTGGCAAGCCACATGCGGAGGTCTTCATCCAGCGCGAAGGCTTTTTGGAACGCATTAATTTCAATGCGGATTTCCATCGGGTTATACTTGGTAACCCATTCTTCAATGAGGTTACGAATCTTTGACGGTGTAGGTTCTGACATGTTAAACACATCTAGAACCATACGTTGCCCTGTTTGCCGTTCTACGGCATAGGCAACCATAGCAGAGTTACCTACCATGGCAGGGTCAAATCCTAGGATAGTTACCCATTGTCCATCTCGTGGATGTCCTGGAGTACCTGGCTTGATAGTACCAGGCTTGCGCATGCGGTTGACACACGCGTTAACAGAGATGAGCGGGAAAATTGCGTCTTCTTCCACATCCTGTTGCTGGTATACAAGAGCCCAAGTAGAAGGGTTAACTTCACTGCGGCGGTGGAATAGTCTCTTGCCGTCCCACTTCGGGAAGTATCCATCTTCATCCTGTACTAAAAGTTCTGCATCGTATTGGGGGTCTGCCCCATCCCAGACACGGTCTGAGCGTGGCCAGAGGGTTACCCAGTCTTCTGGCTTATCAGCGTATTCAAGAACCGCTGGCATAGCCAGGTAGGTGAATGGGGACTTATCGCCAGACCAGTTATCTGGGTTACGTATCTCTTTGTATAGGTCAATAGAGGATACACGGGTACCAGCAATAACTAGGGTACCGGTAGCACCCACACGGGTGATAACCATCTTCTGTAGCCAGTTAAGTTGCTTTTCCCATTCATGGGCATTCGTTGTGGTGATAACGTCATCAAGGATGATGAGGTCGGCACGAGTACCGTAAATCTGCTGACCCATACCAATAGCCTGTACGGTAGGGTCTTTCTCGCCAGAGTCGCGCTCTAGGTAGATTCGGTCCTGAGTCCACTGGTCTGCGGTGGCTTGGTAGCCGCCAGCAGGCCCATAGACGGATTGTAACTTAGCCCAGGCTGGTTCAGTCAGGCGTTGCTTAATAGAGAACAAGAACTCCTTGGCGCGAGCCTGAGTCTGGGACACTACCACAATACGGATATTTGGGTCCATTGCTATTCGGTAGGCAGCATAGCCTACTGTTAGAACTGTGGACTTAGCGTGTTCTGGGGGTACGTTAATAAGCAAGCGGCGACGGTTGCCAGGCTCAAAGGTCATAGACTCATGAATCCAAGAAGGCTCATTACCCTCTAGAACGTCAATCCAAGACTGGTGGTGAGGAAATACCTCAGAGTTCAGGAACTCCTTGGAGAACGTGGCGTAGTCGATATTCTTGCCAGAGGCTAGGGTCTCGCCAAATAGTTTATTGGATTCGGTCCGCGCGGCTTCTAGGCGCGAGGCAAATTGTCCGTCTCGGAGCCATGTCTTTAGGGCTGGCAGTTTACGGCCAGTTAGACCGAGGGCAGTATGTTCATCAATTCCAGAGGCTACGGACGCTAGGAACGCAGCCTGGTCCTGTTCGCGTCTTACCGTGAAGTGATGGTTTTCGCCACTCTTCGCAGACATAATAAACCTCGTAAAAACTAGACAATAAAAAACACATATAAAGCATCGCGCCAGGCGATGCGTTTAGTTACATTCTGTGTCCCGTCAGGGGACACTAATAATATAAAACCATACACTTATACTAACCCCATTATGGTATACCCCGTAACGGTACGTTACCAAATATTTATCATGTGACTTACATCACATGTAAGAAAACCCTTATAGTACAACACATCCCACCCAAAAACAGCACAGAAAATTATGAGTGAGTCATGGTGGGGTGTGTGGGGCTAGGCTTTAAGACTGGGGGTCAAGTTAGTTGTTGGGAATTATTCCCGATAAGGATTGGTCACCTTTAGGTGACAGATACCCCACCCAATAGATACCCCTAGGGGTACTTTTATTAAGTGCCATTTATTCTTAATGGTGACTGTCTGCATGGTGTCTGCTCATGGTGAATCGGTGGCAGTTGGTGGCAGTTGGATTTGGTTTCACGTGAAACATTCCCAATTCCTAACAGTACTGTTAGCCCTTTAGGCATAAGGGATTTGCGCTCGATTTGCGTATCCGCCACATTCGTGTATTCTGGTTGATGACGGTGACAGCGTTTGTAACTTGATAACTCAATAGCGCGAAATGGTTTCCCTTAGTTGGCTAACCTTTCCTAACCAGATTGGTTAGTGAAAGTTAGTCATCTGAGGAGATGAACATGAACAAGAAACAACAAGCACTAGCAACAGCAGTGCAGGCAGTAAAGAACGCAGACAGCGCCGTTAGAACTTTCAACGGCTTGAGCAACGAAATCGTTAAGGCTCAAGAACTCGCAGTATCAGCAGTTGAAATTGCTTGTGCTGAGTCGTACGGCGCAAGCCTTGCAGGTGTTTCAGGTGCAGACATTGCTAGAGAATCTGGCGTATCTGAAATGACCGTTTCTCGTTACATTGCAGGCGGAAAGATTGCCCACCAGACAGACAACAAGGTGACAGGCTCAAAGGCAGTAAGCGACATGGGTAACGGCTACATCGGCGTAACCGAGGTCAAGAACTGCGAGAACGTGAGCCAGTACAACAAGGCAGTTAAGGCAGGCAAGGACAAGAACAAGAACGGCGCAGGCAAGGCGGAAAGTCGTTCACCGATTGAGGTAGCAACTGCACACCTTGAGCAGGTAACTAAGGCGATTAAGGCAGGAAAGATTGAACTGCAAGAAATCGTTAACATCTGGGCAGAAATGGTTGCAAGCCTTGAGGTTGAAACCGTAGATGCTGAAGAAATGGAAGATGCAGAAATCTAGGGAAACCAAAAGAAGATACCCCCGAGAAATCGGGGGTATTTTTTTTGTCTAAATTAAATTGGTTCTAACAGTACTGTTAGGGCTTTACTGTTGTACTGCTGGACTGCTGGCTTACTGTTGTGTTGCTGTTTTGCTGTTGTGTTGCTACAAGTTGCGAACGGATTGGATACCTGCTAAACTGAACGTAGTTCAGGAGATGCTTGAACTGTGTCACTAACAGTACTGTTAGGAGTTGGGTGACATGAGTAAGGGTAAAGGTATGCGTGGGTATGACGGGTCAACCGTTCCCACTAATCGGGTACTGCGTAGTGCCTCTTATGTACAGGTGAGGACTGTTGCTAAGGTACAGTTGCGAACCAATAGTAAGTCGAGTAAGATACGAGTATCGTACAACGCTGAGGCTATCGCCAAAGCATTAGCCGTACTGGGTAACAGTACTGTTAGGAGTTAAGATGATTACTAAAGACATTGAAGTGCTGGCTTACTACGAAACTATTGACGGGTCAGGTGCAATGCTAAGTCAGATGTTCACCTACGACTGTCATAGATGCGACTACTCTCATGCTAGAGGTAGCCGTTTACTATCGGAGATTGCTAGGCAGATTGCCGAGCATGTACTAACGCAAGAACATCAGGAGAAATGATGCGTACTACATGGAAAGAAATGGTTGCCTTCCTTACGGACTGGCGCGACTACCTTAACGGACTCACACCTGCAAGCCATGCAGAGTTGGGCTGGTCGGGTACTGATAGTGATACCCCTATCTATGATGAACTACTGGCTCAAGCCAAGCACTATGGCTGGGCATACCCAGGTGAGGTGCAGGACAATGGCTAAGGCACACATGACCGCACTATATTGGTATCAGACTGAACTTGATAAGTTAATCAAGCAAGGCTATGCTAGTGGTGAAGCACACAAGATACTCATGGATAGGCTTGCCGACATGGATAGTATCGAGTGGATGGAACCAAACAATAACCTAACAGTACTGTTAGATAACGAGGAGGCACTCTGATGAGTGAGATAGATGCAATGTCACTAGACATTGAGACAGATGAACGACAGGTGGTGTGTTGTTATGGTACATGTACTAATACCATAGACATGGACAATGACACATACGCACTAGATAGTGCAGAAGATGCGTACTGTGAGGCTCACATCTTTGTATGTAACTGGTGCGATTGCTCATTCCCAGACACCGAAGTACATGATAACTTCTCTGGTTACTGCCACCCATGTGGTAACAGAATGACTTCATGTGACAGGTGTGGTCGGGTTGAGCATGAGAACGACATGTACAACGTTAGTAGTGATGACTGGTGTCATTCTTGTTACGAAGATTACTCTAGACATTGCCCTCGTTGTGATTATAGTTACGACCCTAGAAATGGTAGGTGTTGTGGCGGTAGTCATGATGTTGAGGACTATAGTTACAAACCGTATCCACAATTCCATTGGGTAGAGAATGACCCTGATGCTGACCGACGTGTATTCATGGGCTTCGAGTTAGAGGTAGAGTCTGACGGCGAAACCTATGACGGTCCGGAACTGGTGCGGTCACATCTAAGTGACCTTGTTTACTTCAAGGAGGACGGCTCACTTAATGATGGCTTCGAGATAGTCACACACCCAATGACCCTTGCCTATGCACACAACATGGACTGGGCATGGACTCAAGGACTACTGGACAAGGGCTATCGCTCATGGGATAGGAGTACCTGTGGCTTACATGTTCACGTTGATAGACGTGGCTTCAATGGTAGGTTGCATCAGTACTCATTCACCCTGCTACTCATGCGTAACAAGGCTTTGTCTTACCTAATTGCAGGTAGACAGGGCAACTCGTACGCATCCTTTGACAAGAATGTACGCACAGAAATACCCAAGCATCTAAAGGGTCAAGACAACTGTGTCCAACGATATTCTGCTGTCAATGTACTACCAACAGCCACCCTTGAAGTGCGTATGTTCAGGGGTTCACTAAAGAAAGAACGCATACTCGCTGCACTTGAGTATGTGCATAGTGCCGTAGAGTATTCACGCGGTGCTAGGTCAGGTGTTGGTGCTGAGGAATATCTAACAGCACCTGCATTTATCCAATGGTTACGAGGCAACAAGGCTTTGTATCCAAACCTATTAAGTTATATAAATCAATCAGTCGAGTTCGGCTTTAGCGAGAAGTCCTATACTTCTCAGAATAGTGGAGAGTAATTATGTGTATGCTATGTGTATCCCTTCCAGGGTCACGTCCAACACGCGAGCAATTAGAGATTGCTTGCTATAACAACAGCGATGGCTTCGGCTATGCAGTACATCACGGCGACCACATTGTGGCTGGTCGAGGTATGCTAGTAGATGTCACTATTGACAGGTTCTTTGCTGAGTTAGATAAGAATCCTGATGCTATCGGTATGTTCCACGCACGTCTTACCACACATGGTACGACACACGTTGAGAACAATCACCCATTCAGGGTTGACGGTCGCAAAGACATTGTGTTAGGTCACAATGGTATGCTTCCGGTCACGCTCAAACCTGGTGACAAACGCTCAGATACCCGTGTGTTTGCTGAAGATTTGCTACCTAACATGGGTGTAGATGTGCTTGATGACCCTAAATACTTCAAGCAACTAGAGGACTGGGCTAGAGGTAGCAAGATTGCTATCTTAAGTACCGCACCTGAACTCAAGCAGGAAGTGTACATTCTCAATGAGAAGGACGGTCACTGGGATGACGGTGTGTGGTGGTCTAACACCTCGTACAAGTCACGCAGTTACTGGGCCACTAGTTACACTGGTAGTTACTACAATGGCTATGCATCTAAAGAAGACTATGACTTCTTTGAGAATGACAAGCACCTATTGCTAGCATCAGATGAGTTGATAGATGCTAACGGTACTGTTAGAACTATCTACGATGTGTGCTACCATTGCTACTCACAACTGCGAGAAGATGATTACGAAGAGGGTGCTTGCACTTCGTGCAATACATGTATAGACTGTAACGAACACATGGCACACTGCATGTGTTACAACCCTAACAGTACTGTTAGAAGTAACGACTACTGGTGGAAGCAAGAACAACTACAACTAGAGAAATTGGATTGGTAACATGACTGAGACTATTAAGATTACATATGAGGTTGAGTACTTCTATCATGAGATACTCAAAGAAATGCTGGACAGTGGAGAGTATGGGCTAGGTCAGCACCCAATAACGGACGAGGCTATTGTATACAATGCACTAGATAAGTTTGTTACTATGAGTGGTGGTATCCCTATGATTCCATCAGCCCTTGACCAGGCAGGTGTACTCACAGTGGAAGATGATAGAGGAGAACTTCTCTACCAATTTCCAGGGTACAACACACTAGCACAGAGAGAAGACGACCATGATACGCGACTATTTCAATGAGGTTATGATTGACTTCAGGTCAATCGTTGCTGAATCAAAGATAGATTTGTTTGAGTTCCGTTCACGGGATGGTGGCAACCCCACCTCTATGCCAGTCAGGAATCGTGAAAAGATGAGTGACTTAGTACTTGAACTACCTGACTTTGAGAACGCATCATGTAAGGGCATAGGTCATCAGGCTTTCTATGATGATGGCTTAGAGGTTGAGGCTGCGATAGACCAAGACGATACAATCTGGTCATCAAACAAACCGGTACAGCATGCATACCTAAGGCGTATGTGCCTGTCATGTCCTGTCGTACAGGAATGTAGGGAGTGGGGCATTAAGCGTGAGAGGTATGGGTTCTGGGGTGGCATGACCGCTACTGAACGTGAGTCAGAACGTATCATACGTGGCATCAGAGTTGATGAGATAGACTATCAAGTACACATAGGTAAGGTAGAAGTAAACATGGGAGGTAATGAAGATGAGTTATAGTTTACATGGCTCAGGCTGGTATGCCAGCAATAGAAGTGATGACTGGGATTGCCCTGAGTGTGGCGTTGAGGTCATTGACATAGACGTACCAGCAGATGATGACGGCACCACCGTTAGTTATTGTCCTGAATGCAACTATGAAAAGATAATCACAGATGAGCAACGACTCGAATGGATTACTGATTATGATAGTGAGCAAGACTATGGACGATAACAGTCCACTGTTCCTGCTTAACATGACAGATGAGTTCCGAGAAGAAGCAGGTATCTGGTGGAATACACGCGCACATCCTGCACTTAAGATGTTAGTTGTATCCGCTGCATACTACGAGCACATAGCACATGACGTAGAGCATGCAGATGAGTACCTTAAGGAGGTATCGGGTGAGATGGATTAACGCAGTATCATACGTGTTAAACGTATTGCTATTGGTTGCTGTGTCCAATGCTAAGACAACCATAAATCGTTATGAAAAAGTTATGAGAATGTTAGGTGTTAAATGAGAACAAGAAAGAAGGAACTAGATGCTATCTCAGATGCATTGTCACGACCCGCCGAATCTGTGGATGAATTAGCCAAAGACGTATGGGACCTGATAGATTCATACCGTAGGGAAAGAGATGTGTACGTGGTAGGTGTTAACTATCAAGGCGTAGGACAATTTCTGTTTGGACCTTACGAGTCAGAGGCTATGGCAACCAAAGACTTTGAGGGACGAGGTAACATACAGGCACTCAAGTCCGGTGATGTAGCAAGGGTATTCAAGGTGCTTGCACCTACCAAAATCTTTGACAACACGCCGATACAAGGTGATTTATTTGACACCAGATAACAATACAAATAGTATCATATATAGAACTATATAAGAAACCCCTTAAGGGTTTCTAGTTATAGTTGTTCATTACTCTCCTAGTGATGGGTGGTGGGTGTGTTCCTAGTGCATGCTCACCACCACAAGGCAGCACCAAGTGGTCAAACAGATAATGAGGGGAAGCATTATCTGATTGTTCGGGTGCAATCCCTGTTGCTGCCACGCAAGTACAACAGAAAGGACACTAGATGTCTGTGAAAATAAATGGATATGACTTACCAAGTCATATCTCCTACTCACAACTAACTACCTGGTTAGATTGTGGTTGGAAGTATTACCTATCACGTATCGTTCAGTTGAAAGAGGACGGTTCATGGTGGTTAGTAGGCGGTTCATCAGTTCACGAGGCTACCGAAGCCTTTGACCATGCTATGTACCAAGAGGTGGGCAAATGATTAAGGCAGCAGAGCCACAGTTCCTCGACCAAGTGTGGAAAGATACGTGGGACAAGGTTAAGAACGCTCACAGTGCCTCTACGGGGCAGGAATCGGCATTGTGGAGGAAGGCTGGACGTACCACTAAGGCTAACCCTGACGGTGAAGACGAGTCATGGTGGTTAGAAGAGGGTCGCAGGATGCTGGACTCATGGGTACAGTTCCGGACTGGTCAACTAGGCTGGAGTATCTGGACTACCCCTGATGGTAAGCCTGCCATTGAAATCTCAATGACCCCACACATGGGTGATGTCCCAGTCCAAATGGGTATTGACCGTGTGATGGTGACACCAGATGGTGAGTTAGTTATTGTAGACTTAAAGACTGGTAAGTACACACCATCATCAGACTTACAGTTAGCACTGTATGCTGTTGGTATGGAGAAGACATTCGGTATCCGACCGAAGTATGGTACTTACTGGATGGCACGCAGTGGCACAACATCACCACTGATTGACCTAGACTTCTACACTAAGAACATGATAGAGAAAATAGTTGGTGACTTTGACAGAGCACGTAAAGGTGCACTGTTCATACCTAACTACAATCACTGCAAGATGTGTGGATTTAAGACAGAATGCGAATGGAACAAGGAAGGAAAGTAATGACAGAGAAAAACTATGTAGTCAATGTTAAGACTACCAAGGGTACTATCGTCACGGCACGTGGAGATAGTGCAGAGGAACTAATCAGTAACATCAATGCACTTGTAGCAGAGGGTGCAGCAGATGCTATCGCAACACTAGAGCAGGTACTTACGGGTGCTACACCAGTGCAACCCAGTAACAGCGCAGTCGATATCGTGGCTAATGCGCTAGGTGGAACTGTAATTAGTGAGACACCAACTACTGGCTTTGCACCAGTACCACCACCACCTAGTGCTGCACCATCCACATCGGCAGGTCAGGTATCATGTTCGCATGGTTCAATGATTGGTCGTAAGGGTAACGGTGCTAAGGGTGAATGGAAGGGTTACTTCTGTCCAACACCTAAGGGTACGCCAGACCAATGCCAACCACAGTGGCTCACTAAGAAAGACCCTGCTTGGAACAGCATCTAATCTAATCACTACCTAGGAGATAACATGAAGACACTAATGAGAGCAGTAGGTCGCCCCGATATAGGGGGCGAGCCTATGCCACCAGTGTTTCGTGCATTTGATGATAACCAAATCATCTTCCGTAGGGCAGAGGTCAGCATGATTGCAGGTCAGCCAGGGGCAGGTAAATCTACACTTGCCCTTGCGCTGGCTCTGCGTATGCAGGCACCAACTCTGTACCTATCAGCGGATACCAATGCACACACTATGGCAATGAGATTGTACTCAATGATTACTGGTAATTCACAATCAGAATCAGAGAAGATAATCTCCGAGAATCCAGAGCAAGCCAAGCAAGCACTAGCCCAAGCA